CCCAAATTAGCAAGAAGGTTGGGTGTAAAAAATCAAAGACTTCTTCCTGCTTTATTGAAAGATGAAGCGTTTAAAGAACAAGCAAAAAAGAAATTAAACAATGCAGAATGTAGACTTCTTAAGATTGGTGAAAAAAGAAGGAGAAAGAAAACGACTCCTGTTGTAATCACCCAATCTTCTTTAGAAGAATTTATGTGAGGAATAAATATGTTATGGACAGAAAAATATAGACCAAAGAAATTAAATGATGTAATAGGACAAGAACATTTTACATCAGATGCAAGAGGATGGATTGAAGAGAGAAATATGCCTAATGTTTTATTATACGGAAATCCTGGAAATGGTAAAACAGGAGCAGGATTAGCAATTGGAAGAGAAATATTAGGTGAAACATTTAAAGATAATTATGTTGAAGTAAATGCATCTGATGATAGAAGATTAGAGAACGTGCGAACTACTATCAAAAATATTGCACAAAGCGGAACAATCGGTGATGCGCCATTTAGAATAGTATTATTAGATGAAATGGATGGTATGACCACCGATGCACAAAACGCACTAAAACGTATTATGGAACGATATGCAAGTAATATTCGTTTTATTATTACCTGCAACGACAGAAATAAGATTATCTTTGCACTACAAAGTCGGTGTGCAAATTATCATTTTAAGCCTCTCTCTAATGAGGCTATGATGGAGGTTTTATCTTCAATCCTCAAGGCTGAAGAAATAACCCGATTCTCCCAAGATGAATTGCACTCCTTTATATATGCTATGAATGGTGATATGCGGAGGGCGATTACGGAACTACAAGCGGCAAAAGCCAGCAATTCCACCCTTAAAACGCAAATAAATGCAGGATTAAATGAATATAAAAAATTGCTAATGAATATTGTTAATAAAGACACTACCTTCGCATTAAGCAAAATACATGACCTATTACATAACGGATATACCATCCGTGAGGTTTGTATTGGCTTACATGATGCTGTTATTGAAACAGATTTAGAAAGACAAATTAAATTCAAAGTATTACGAACAATTGGAGAAAGCGAATGGCGTTCAACCACTATGACTCCAAAGGTTTTAGCCTCTTGGCTGATTAGCCAATTATCATAGAATTGAACAAAAACAAAAAAACAAAAATATGGATGTGAAAAATATGGATGAAAACATGAAAGCAGAAATTGAGAAAAGTGCGACATACATTGGTATGACCGCAGAAGAAGCGATGGGCAAATTTGAAGAGATTTGTTCTGAAAACAACATTGAAACAACAAACCCTATTGCTAAGGGTCTTTGGAGAAACTTTGTTGCGAATGTGCGAAGAACCCAAAATTCAGAAGGTTCTGAACAAAAGAGCAACGATTCTTTTTACAAAGCAGCATTTGGTTTCTTTGTTTCTTTAGATGCTCCGAGAGATATGATGTCTTGGAACAGAATGAAAGCAAAAGAAGAGTTTATGCGAGATGCTGATAATGCTCTTGAACAGGGTATTGTTGCTATTGCTTCGCAAAATGCGCTTGGTAAATGGGTTGTTGCTCGTTATCATAATGGAGAATATAATGAAAAGACAATGGGAACATTACCATCAGGAGCAGAAGAAGCAGAAGATGGTCGTTTTTACATTCCTTTGGATAATACTGCCACCTACATGAATGGCGGTAAAAACAACAATTATGGGAAACCTCTTCCCTCAGAACAAATGCGACGAAGTGGTATTTTCTTTGGTTCTATTGGAGCAACGGAGGAAATGAAACCTTATTATTTCTCTTATAAGAATCAACAGGGCGTTGATTTTGCACCAAACACTTTTGAATGGGTGCATTTCCTTTGCGTTGCTAATGACAACGGAACGGATATTTACGGTGCAAAAGACTTGACTTTACAAAGTCTTTCTCTTAATTCCGAGATGAACCCCGAAAACGAACTTTATCGTGATATGTCATCTTTTGACTTTGAGGATTGTTTGAGAGAAAACTTTGAATCTCATCTTGTTCCTCTCGTTGATATGGATAAGGCACATATTGGCCGACAAGCACTTCCTTCTAAGGAGAGATATGTTATTACAGACGGAACAGTTTGTAATATGAATATGACTCCAACAAAGAACGGAAACAGAATCATTAATCTAACTGATTTAAATGCAGAAATGGATTATGATTCAGATGAAAGCGGTATCACTACTTGCTGGATTCCTGAGCATTTAACGCTTGATTTCGGTATTGGTTCTTCTGTCATTGTTATTGGCCGAACAAGCCAAAGAACAACCGATGAAGGCGTTGAACCAACAACAATCAATGTTGCTGGTATTTACTGCACAGTTCGTCATGGTTCAGCAGTAGAAGTTTCAGTTCCAGTAGAAGAGGATTTCGACTGGTTTTGATTAAAAACCTTCCTTTGTGTAATCGTTGGCGTTAATGACGGTCAAATAGGTGCGAAGCCTTTCCCTTTGGAGGGTAAAATATGGAAGATTTAAAAGAAAATAGATATTTAGTAAAACAAACAAGTTATATTGTTGATTTGAAAGATGTAGATTTCATTACATGGAGTGCTAATGAAAGAGATTTAGGCAAATTTTTGGCTAAATTGCACATCGGAACAAAAGAAACAAGATATATGTGCCAATCCGCAGAAGAACTGAAAGAACTTCTTCAAGGATGGGCAGATGCAAAAGGAAAAGAATTAGAAATAAAATTAGATGAAATAGAATGGTGATAACATGGGATTAACAAGTGGAAAAACAAAAATTGATGAAGGAATGGCACAAAACGCAAGGGTTGTGGCTTTTAAGGATAAACTGGCAAAACAAACGGCAGGGCGATTGGCTCGTAAAAACCGTTTAATTTGTGGTATTTGGGGAGAACCAAAGACCGTTAAAAGCGGTTTGGCTCTTGATTTCCCAGATAAGCAAATTTATGTTCTTGACTGGGATGATGGTTGTGAACCAACATGGCGACAAAATCATCAAATGACTGATAGGATTACTCTTTGGAATCCTGAAGTGCGAAACAAAAACGGTGAATTGGATATTCAGAAGTCTGAAGCCAATTCAGAAGACTTTGTTCTTTTTGTCAAGTCAAAGATTGAAGAAGGCGAAGATTGTCTTTTTGTCTTTGATGGTGTAGATAAGTGGCTAGATTGTTGCACATTAAATGTAACTGGCTCTTCAAAAATTGGAAAGCCACAAAAGATGAAGTTTGAATGGGGCAAGCGAAACGCTCCATTTTATTCTCTTTTGATGATGTGTAAGAATCTTGATTGCGACCAAATTTACATTACACACGCAAAGGCTGATTATGGAGCAACAGGTGAAGTTATTGGTTCTAAACCAAATTGGCACAACTGGGGTGATTATCTGTATCAAATTATTTCAACAAGAAGAACACGCAAAAAGAACGATGTTGTGTATAAGGCTGAATTACTCAGCAGTAAAACCAACACCGAATTAGTGGGCAAATCTTGGGAAACATTGACTGTTGGTAACGGTAAAGTTTCTTGGGATGGAATGTCTGAATTGCGTGAGGGATTGATTTGAAATTCACAATTGATAGTGATACCTTAAAGAAAGCATTAGAAAGCGTTCAAGTAAAAGGTAAAGGAACAACAAGTGGCGGCTTTGGTAATACTAATTTTGGCAGTTATGCCTATATTGTTGCTGATACTGCTTCTATTGAAATATGGAATGGCAATCCAACATTCTGTGTCAAAATTGTTATTGATGCAGATGTTGAAGAACAAGGCAGGGTTTGTGTTGATAGTTCAACAGTAATTCCCTATCTAAAGAATTTTAGCGGAGAAGATATTATTTTCTCCGTTGGTGATTTTGTTCTCATCAATTGTGGCACAAAGAAAGCATCTATTCCTTTGGTTGTTAATCACCCAAATGCTGATGCTATCTCAAGACTACAAAATATGCTTAACCCAATTTCATATGAAATTCAGCCTCAGACGCTTTTTAATTTTGGTAAGTCAAAGTTTGAAGGGGCTTTTACTCTCACACAAAGACAATTGCAGGATTCAATCAAAGCCTGTGAATTAGTCAAAAGTGGTGTATATAAGTTTGATTTTAATAAAGGTCTGTTGAATATTTCAACACGACAGAATGTTACAAACAAATACGAAGAAACAATAACTCCTGCTTTTCCTACGGGAGAACCCGCTACGGTGGAGTTTAGTTCGCCAATCTACGCTTTCTTTGAGAAAGACCAGATGTTGAACTTTTACATGAGAGATGCTTTTCCTCTCTTGGTTGTAGCAAATGATAGAATGCTATTGAAAGCACCGCATATTTCAGGGTGAATAATAATGATAATTAGTAAAATGGATGATGGAAATAGAATATATAAATCTTGGAGAGAAAACGGAGAGAAGAAATACGAAATTGTTCCCTTTCGGCCTTATTTCTATGTCAAAGAAGATAGTGCAGAACCATTTGAATATAGACCTACTAAATATATTAGTCGGGAGTTTGAGTATATTCGTGGCGACTGGATTAATCTTAATAATGAGCCGCTAAAGAAGGTTATTGTTGAGACTTCTCATGATATGCGAAAAGCAAAGGATATGTTCGGTGAAACTTATGAAGCCGATGTTCCTTTTCACTTTCGGTATTGTGTTGATGAATTAGATGAAATGCCCGAATATAAAATGCGTAAATGGTATTGGGATATGGAATGGCAACAGGGCGGTGATTATCACGACCAATTGACTACAATTGTTGTTTATGATAACTATGATGAATTGTATTATCAATGGGCATGGTTTCCTGATTATGAAGGAAATGACAATTATCGTTTTGATAATGAAAAGGATATGATTGAGTCTTTTATGAACACTATGATTGTAAAAGACCCCGATATGCTAATTGCTTGGTTTGGTCATTTTGCTGATTTACCAAAGTTATTTGAACGGGCTTGTGCGGTGGGTCTTGACCCTCGCATTATTTCACCAACGGCAACAGTTAAGGGAGTAAAGTCTGTAAAAGAAGGCTTTGAGTTTAAATATTCGGAGAAAGGTTTTTCTCCAATTGAACAACCTATTGGTGGGCGGATTACGCTTTCATTGGACTTAGCATTTGAAAGACAATGGAATGATTCTCAAAGAGGAACATTACCTTCTCTTTCTCTTGATTATATCGGTGAAACAGTTCTTGAGAAAAAGAAACTAGTATCGGAAAAGTTTCCTGATACTAACGAATTTTATCGACGGGCTTGGCTTGAAGATACAGAAACATATCTTCAATATGCTTTGAGAGACGTTGAATTGATGGTTGAAATTGATGAAACTAATTTTTGTAGTGAAGCAATCCTTTCTCTTCAACGATTACTGAAAGCACCATTCGATGCTTGTTTTTATGCGAGTCATATGGGTTCTATTTACTTTATGCGAAACGCTTGGTGGAAAGCACCAACGGGCAATAAAGTAGATAAAAGACAAGAATATGAGGGTGCGATGATTTATGACCCATTAAGTGAAGGAACAAATGGATTACATCTTAATGTTGCTGCTTTTGATTTTGCGGGTCTATATCCCTCAATGATGATTGCAAGAAATATCTCATGGGAAACTAAATCTGAAGAACCAACGGAGTTTGCAGTAAATATTTTTACTCCGAGAGATTTTAGTGAATCAACGAGAGAACAGATGCTTTATTACAAAACAGATAAATTAGGTCTTTTACCGAGAGCAGTTCTCGAATTAAAAGAGTTAAGGAATGAATACAAGCGTTTGATGCGAGAAGCAAGAGAAACAGATAATGGCGAGTATGCTAAGTGGTATAACAATCAAATGGCAGTAAAGCGATTAATGGCTTCTTTCTACGGCATTGTTGCCTTTCAAGGATTTGGATGGGCTGATGTAGATTTAGCCGCTTCTATTACTGCAAGTGCAAGAGAAGCAATTCGTTTGGCCGCATTTGCCGCAAAGGAGATGGAGTAAATGGGTAGAAGTGCAGGAAATCTTAGAATTAAGAAAAAGTTAATTCAATCTCTACAACAAGTAGAAAACCCTGATGAGTTTCAAATAGATGAAATACTTGATTTTTACAAAAGAGAACATGGTAAGTATTATAAAGTGGCGAGAATAGCAAGACTTCTAAAGCCATATGCTGACCCTGTTGGAAATAAATCAAGGACTAAACATTGGGTAGTAAAAGATAAATGGAGGTATATTTATGAAGAAGAAAATTGTAACAATTGAAGTATCTTACGATACAGAAGAAACATGGGATATTACTTTACAAGAAGTAAAGGAATTATTTCAAATGATGAATAACTTAAAGCGTCATGCTATTATTATTGATATTGAGCAAGGTGTTAATGGAACTATTGATGCAGTTTCATTAAACCCAACTGCTAAAGATATAGGATTGGATTTTAATGATGATGGACAGAACGAATGAGTTGTTGGAAGAATTGCTGGCTATGATAGCAAAATCAAATAAGATATTGATGATGGTAAATATCGTGAACATAGCAACCATTATAACAATAATTACGGTGGTAATATGAGTAAGGAAATAAAAGAATTAAAAGCAGAAGTAGATAACTTGAAGGCAAAGGTAAAGAGATTGGAGGATGAGTTAAATCATCTCTATGAAGAGAATGTTACATTTGCTGATGTGATTGCAGATATTAAGCAAATCAAACAAGAATTGATGGATTACACTAACGGTAAGATTTACTTTGAAAACGCATGGTGATACTATGAAAGTAGTTTATGGTCATACTGATTCTATCTATGTTCAGATAGATTCAGTAGAAGAAGCACAGGAATCAATCAAAAAGATTGAAGCAAAAGTGCGAGAACATTTTCCTAATGTAATGGGATTAGACAATCATCCCGTTGTTCTTGAGTTTGAAAAGTATTATTCAGCATTAGGTGTTGGAACAACCAAAAACAGAAACGCAGGATTAGTATCTTGGGAAGATGGAGAATGGTTAGAAAAGCCAAAGTTCAGTATGACTGGATTTACGGCAAAGCGTGTTAGTGAAACTAAATTGGCTAAACATATTCAAACTAAAACTCTCAAAATGTGGGTTGAAGGTAAAACACAAGCAGAAATTGTAAAATATCTACACCGAGAATATTCAATGGTTCTTGATGGTGAGATTAGCATAATGCCTCTTATCAAAAGAAGCCGTCTAAGGGAAAATAGATTCATGGTAAAATGCCCCGAATGTAATACAAAGTATCATGTTCGTGATTGTATTAACTTGAAACATAAAGTATGTGAAAAGTGTGCAACAGAAACGACTAAATTTACAACACTTGAAGGAAAGAAACCTACATTTGGTGCGGGTATTGCGGGTGTTTTGTATGCTTGGGAAAAGAAAGATGCTAATTTTGATGACTCTTACATTTACTTAAAAGTAAAGGGCGTAAATGATTTTTATACGCATCCTTTAACGCAAGAAAGGCGAGAAGTTGAATACATATCAGGCACAACCGTTAAGGATTTGACGAGTTATCGTCCAGACCTTGCGTTCTATGCTTCGCAAGTGGTAAAGAAGGCCGAACCGATTTTCAAGGCGATGGACTGGGATATATCAGCCATACGGACGGGAAAATTACAGACAAGCCTTGAGGAATGGTGGTGAAAACAATGAACAAAGATGAAAAATACGAAGCAAGAATTAATTCAATGAGGCCATTTACTTATGATTGGCAACCAGAAAATTATGACGACCCATCAAAACCAATTTTGAAGATAAGTAAATCTTCTTTAGTAAATAGTTTTGGTTGGTGTCCTAAGAAGTATGAGTTCGCCTATATTCAAAGATTGCCTCAAGACCAAACAGAAGCCATGAGAAAGGGAACAATACTGCACAATCATAGAGAAGCCTTTTTTGAAGAATTTGATATTAAAAAAGCAGAATCTATGAATAATTCAGAAGTCCTTGAATACTGCACATCTTTGATGCCTGTTGATGACTATTTCGATATTTCATTAACAGTAGCAGCATTTGAAGCACAACGGTTTATTGAAGCAAGAAGCGAAGAAAGAGTAGATGAGTTTCTACCAGTAATCAATGAGAAGTTATTTGATTGTGAAATTACTGTTCCTAAGAATGTAAGTAAGAAATATCCGCTTCAAAGAGACTATGTAGTAAGACTTCAAGGTATTATTGACCGTGTGTTTATTGAAAACGGCAAACTAATTCCTTTTGAATACAAGACTGGTGGCTGGAAAGATTCTAAAATGAGTGGAATGCGTCAAGAAATGGCATTCTATCAATTGATGATTGAGAATTCTCCAGAAGAAATTCTTGAAAAACACGGTTTAACAAAAGATATGGAAGTAAGTCATTGGGGTTGGTATTATCCTGTTGCTAATCATATTACTGTTGAAGAAGTAAAGAAGAGGTCAATGACCGCACTATGGGATAATATTGCGAAGTTAATTCATGCCTATGAACATAAAGAATTTGCGACTAGTTTTTGGAGACAAACCTGTTCTGAGTATTGTTCTTATTATGGTATTTGTCCTGCGGCACAAGAGGATGCGTGGCTATAATGAAAGAATTAATTGAAAAGAAAGTGCTTGGCAGAAATTGGACATTTAATGAGATTTCTAATCTCAATGATACAGTAGCCGATTTATCACAAGACATTTATTCAGAAATGACACTTATTGAAAAGTTCAAACTAATTCAAGACTTGCGAATCAAAGAAGATTATGTTGGTGCATATTTTGAAGATGTTCTCAAACTAACGGTAATGACCGTGTTAAACGGTGAAATTGCTATGACAATCAAACAATTGCTCAATGGAGCAACAATTAATTTTGGAGGTAAAGATAATGAAGTTTCCGAGAGAAGTGTGGGCGGGAAGCCACATAAAGAACGCACCACAAATGAAAAGAAAAGTCGTCTTAGCGAGGAATGATTATGCTAACTTTATTAATGCTCAAAATAACAGGACAAATGTCTATACTACGGTCTATGACTTTGAACATTTTTCGGAGAAAGCAAAAGTAGAATCCTCAGTTATTATTGATAGAATCTTTCTTGATTTTGATGCACACGAAGATGAATTAGATTTGGCTTGGCGAGATGTAAAAAAGGTGATGGAATTGGTTATTACTAAAAATTATCAACACACTTTGTTTTTCTCAGGTCGTGGATTTCATTTATTTTTGTTTGGACAAAGAACAAATAATATGAGAAATGTCCAAACATTTTTCCGTGAAATTAAAGAGTATTTGAAGGTAAAGGTCGGAAGTAAAAATACTCTTGATGATAGAGTAGGTCAGACAACAAGACTACGAAGAGTTCCAAACACAGTTAATATGTCATCAGCCGATGAAAACGGTAATCCTTATTATTGTGTTCCTTTGACTGTTGATGACCTTTCTTTGTCTCTTGAAGAAATACTATCAATTGCTAAGAAGCCTCGCCATATCCCGTTCAAAAAGGGCGGTAAAAATGAGGTTGTGTTTCCCGATGCACCCCCCATTGAAGCGATTGGAGGTGAGATTTCTGTTCCCGATACGATAGGAAAACTCCCAATGTTGCCCTGTTTGCATAATGCGGTAATGACGGAGAATCCTTCGCATATGTCAAGAGCATACCTTGTTTCATGGTATCGTGATTTACTATCGGGCTATCGTGATTTATCTTCAGGACAAGAGAAATTGAAAGTGCTTGAATTAGTCGTTGAAGAACTTGAAAGAGTATTTGCTGAATCTGATTCAGTATGGCTTGATTGGGATAAAAACGAAACAAGAAAACACGCAAGATTTACAGTATTCAATAACTACAATACACCACATTGTGATAAATTAATTAGTGATGGATATTGTGTCGGTAAATGTTGGAGGTATCACAATGCTGATAATTGATTCAAGAGAGAAGTCTAAATTAGCCAAACTGGTTATGCAAAAAGCAAAGGGCTTAAATATACAGTATGAACAGCGTTGGATTGAGATAGGCGACTATGTTTATGATGATGTTTGTTTTGAAGCAAAGTCCACCACAGATTTCTTAGGGTCGGCATTGTCAAAAAGATTATGGACTCAAATTGATAATATGGATAGGCACTATAAAACAAATGTAGTAATTATTCATGGTAGTCTTGATGAAGCAATTATGAATATAATACAAAATTCACCCAGTAAAATGCCAATTAGCAGTAGAAACGTTATGTTAAATCAGAAGTTTCTTGGTGCTATTGGTAGGTTAATTCTTGATACAGATGTAAAACCAGTATGGGTAGAAACAGAAGAAGAAGCAGCATTAATTATAACAGCAGTAAGTAAAATGAAACCAATGACAAGAGATGTAATAGCACCACAAGTATTTAAAAGATTAACAACAGATGATTTAAGATTAGATTTATTAAGCAGTATCAAAGGCGTATCAATTAAAAAAGCAAAAGAACTAATAAAACAATTTGGCTCTATTATGGAAATAGGTGAGTGTTCAGCATATGAATTACAAGCCATTGAGGGAATCGGAGAAACCTTAGCCAATAGAATACTCTCCACATTAAACTCGGAAGAGAAGGTGAAAATATGAATGAAGAATACAACGAAGAAGAATATGAAGAAGCACTTGAAGCAAACAATGGTGTTTTTAGCGAAGCCCTACCTGCAATTGTTAGAGAATTTCAAGCATCAGCAGTTGAAGTATCACATTACAATGATATTCCTGCTGGGATTTGTTTCTTTAACATTCTAGGTCAAGTAGTAAAAGATTTTATTACTATTCCTAATGGAAGAAATCACGAAGATACAAGAATACATTTCTGTTGGGTTCAAACAAGCGGAACTGGCAAATCTACATTATGGAACTTTGTCGGGCCAGTTGCAGAAAGAACATTTAATAAAATTAATTCTAGCAATAAACACCCTCCATTTGTAAGAAACAACTTACCTATGAATCGAATCTTCAATACTTTTGGTGTAACAGATTATACTGATTCTGT